AGTGACCGTAATGTTACCCTGAGTATAAGCATCGGTAGATGTTTTGGTTGCAGTAGCAGTCTTCGTGGCAGTAGCAGTTTTGGTTGCTGTCGAAGTCTTAGCAGGCGCTGCTACCTTAGCAACACTGGCAGGTTTCGCTATTTTTTTAGCCATCTTATTTCATCCCCGATTGGTCAAAGCCATTGCTATTCCATTTAGCTTTCTCGAAAGCATTCTGTTCGGGTGGTTTATAATAACCTACTTCTGATTGCTCATAGATCTTTCGCTCACCTTCGACCATGGTTTCGTATGAGCTGTCTTTTCTGTTTTTATCCATAATTACATTACTCCAAAGATGTTTTTTTCTTTAGGGGCTGGTGCATTCAGATTTAATTCCTTTTTTACATATCCACCCACTTCTGCTTCATGTTTGATTCTTTCGTTCTGCGCGTCACGCTCTTCGCGTGGACGCCCATTATCACCTGGTATTGGCATGACTACTTTCTCCTAGACTTAGCATGTTTATCAATTAAATTGTCTATCGAATACTTAGGCTTATCACTGCTTCTCTCAGCCATATCACCTTTTGTAGATTTCAATGGAACTGCCGTTCTTGATATATTCTTGGCCTTTCTCATTCTCTCGTCAAGCCTTCCCATCTCTTTTGCTTGCTGGAAGGGGTCGGTCAATGCTGCTATGCGCTTAACTTCTTCTGGCTGCATCTTTGCAGCGGCATATATGAATGTTGCAGGGTTATCCATATCGCGAATAGCCATCATCATGCTATCAGTAATAGGCATCTGTCCGACTACTTCTTTAAAGTCCCCGAACTTTTCCATACCCATCGTAAACTTAACCTCAAACTTGGATTGTACTTCAGCTTCTTGGCGCTGATATTCTCTTGTTTGTGTTTCTCTGTTAACTTTTTCAATCGTACCCTTAACAAAGGATTCTAGTTGTTGTTCCCATGGTTGATCACTATTCGGATCAACTTGAAAATCTTGTGCTGCAGCATGTTGTACAGCTGGTTGTGCATGTTGTCCGCGAGATAATCTATCACGAATCATTCTTTGAACTTCATCTTCTGTGTATGTACGCGCTTTTGGCACTTCTAGTCCATACTCGTCCGTATCTTCACTTGTTGCATTCTCTACAGAATCAGGTTTCGCGCTAATATCTTTAGCGGCTTTTTCTGATTTTTCTCCGCTATCCTCTTGCGTATCGACTTCACTACTTTCTCTTTCGTCTCGTGGTACTTCTTTAATCTCTGGCGATTCGCTCGCTCCCTCGTTGGCTTCACTTTGAATCTCTTTAACTTCTTCCGGCTCAATTCCATTGATTATGTCATCTATTCTTTGCGTTGAACTCATTAAGTATTATCCTTCTTTGGTGGTTCGGCTTTAAAGTGGTTGGGTTGATGCGTTAATATCTTTTGTATATTACCTGAATGGCCTAGGTGTATATCAGCATTGATACGCGCCATCTCTGATTGATAACTTAACATCTTCTCATGCAATGCTGTTTCGTTTGCTTGCTCTTTCATTTTTAACTCTTGCAGCTTAGCCGTGTAATCCGCTCCAGCTAAATGAGATTGCATTAGCATTTTTTGCTCTTCAAGCTGCATTTTGTGCGCTCTGTCTTGCGCTTCCATTTGTGCTACCATCATCTTTTGCTGTAACTCTTGTTGCTTAAGCATCAGCATCGGATCTTGTTGTGGTGGTTTAGGCGGCAATGGTTTGCCACTCTTGCCAGCTTCTATAATCTCAGGCGGTACAATAGTTCTCAAACGATTACGCATTTCAATGTTGTTTGCCATTGGCAGATTTTCAGCATACAGATCTGCGACAATGCCAAACATGCCAGGATTTTTACTAAATACCATATCCATTGACCGCAAGTTTTCTGTTTTTTGATGCTCAAAACTTGGCCCGGGAACTAGACGAATCTTAAACTTGCCTTTCGACATATCATTTTCCATATGCATTCCATACTCATCCATCGGCTTATTCAGTGAAACCTTAGTCTGTCCACGGTCTTTCATGTCAAGATTCATATTTCTTTCAGTGTCGTAAACTTCCGGAATCATTTCATCAATGATTTCTCCACCCACCGCGATAACACGATTAAGAGCATCGAAAGCAACAAAAGTGTTATAGCTGCCACGCTCAGTGCGCGCGTCAATAGCATCGCCGCTGATTTCATTGCCAGCTTTGCCCATCTGTGTGTCAAACAAACCAGTGGTAACTTGAATATCTTGGCTAGCAACTTCATACTGCATCTGCATTGATTGTGGCAATTCTGCCGGTCTTAATTGCTCTGGTTTATTTCCATTGGGTGATTCGTCATACCAGAGTCCGCCTTGCTGTGTTGCAGGATCTCTCCACATTGCTTGCGTATCATTTCCTCTTACGTTTTGCTTAGATACGAGGAATTGATCATAGCGAGATACTTTGATCAAATAGGCCGTTTGCGTCCGCAAGTAGTTAAGGAAGCGCTGTGAGTCTTTAGCATCTTTAAAGAATGAGCGGGTAATCTGTTTGCCATTCTTATCCCAAAAGCTTTTCTGATCAGCAAACGGTATTGGCAATTGCTTGCTAGGAAAGTCTGTTTTCTCTAACTCATAATCACCAGCCCACTTAGAATGCACTATCTTATATTCTTGATAAGAGCGTTCTTTCATAACTGTAACCGGCTCTCCTTCATCAATCAGAATGTCTTTGCCTTCAACCTCAATCTTTTCTAGAGATCTGTATTCATCTTGATTGACAGTTCTGCCATTGCTTAATTGATACAATATTTTATTTTTAGCTTTACGTTCGAATATGTCAAAGATAGTAATGCTGTAAGAATCTGATATTTGCATTGGTACATCATCAGTTTCTAAACTATCACTCGTAGTTGTACCTATCTTTTTTTGCAGTTCTTCGCCATACATTTGTGAAAATTTCTTTCGTGATACTACGGTTGCGAATCCAGAGTATAAACCATCCGTTTTACAAGGTGATTCTGCACCTACATCCCAAAAAACCTTTGTGGGATCTTTGAACGAAGCCATTTTTATTTCTTGATTAAAGCTATCATCGCTTTCATAGTCTGTATAGATTCTATACGCACTGAATCCACCGATGACGAATTGTTCAAATACTGTTTGATAGATAACGCGAGCATGAGAATTCAGTGATATTTCTTTGACCAACGCAGCACGCACGTCCGCTGTCTTTTCGTCCACGTCATCCGTGGGCTGTATTTGTAGGTTTGGTGTGTTTTGTCTTTGCTCACCAAGCATGTGATTAACTTGTGGTGCTATCTTGTTCACTGTCAATGGCATCTTTTTGTAATCTTCGAAGAGCTTGGCTTCATCTTCTTTCCATTGCTCACCCAAAATAAACTGCGTCATTTCATGATAATGAGCAATATTTCTTTTCCAATGGTCGCGCCATTTCCTAGCATATTCTCTAACTTGTTGTGCTTTCTTAGCGTTGCGCTTTGGCATCGTTGCTCGTCCATCGATGATTAATTGCTCATATCATAGCACCGATTAAACAAACATTCCTTTCTTTGGTATATGAATTATATCTGGGGGTGCAAGTAATGAAGACTCGTAGAATCCGCCCGCAAACGTATGAATCAGCGAATCCGCAGTATCACAACTTGGCATTCCACGCTTTAGCAATGATTGCTTGCTCTCGATTACCAATTGCCCATTACTATTGTGCGTATAACCTACACTGCACAAATCGCTTTGCAACTCGTCTGAGTTTGGTAATTGCACTGGTAAATCTTGTGTTAACCATTGGCGCGTCAAATCCCATAGTTCGGCGCGTCTGTTTAAGTATTGATCCTTATCGTGGGCGCTATTCGCTACGTTAATGCCTTCGACAAACTCATAGCCCATCTCGCGTAACCTATCGACAACACCTTTGCCAATACCAATGCAATCGATGTAAACCTTCGTCGGCTTTTCTTCTTTGATCATGCGTACAATTATGCCCGCTATTTCCATCGTGCTACGTCCACGGAATGTTTCCAGGCCATACACTAAACGGCCACGCCTTCTGATAATACTTGTTCTATCTGCGCCGTCTTTATCTCCCGCAGGATCTACGCCAATAATCAAGCCTACCGTGCTGTCAACCTGCGTTTGTCTAGCTTTAGTGACAAACTTGGCTTTGATGAATACGTTTGATATTGGATTAAGGAAAGCTTCCTCTGCCGTGAATGGATATTCTTGTTTGAATAGCTCGAGCGCACGGTCGGGGTCTTTGTCTAGCTCGCGCATCTTTATTCTGCGCCAGCAAAGATGCTCTTTCGTCAAACCATTGGCACTGTATAAGTCGAATAACTCTTGCTCTTCAGAACTGCAAGAATAACCCGGCATTAGATTCTTATATTCGTCCTGCCAATACCACGGCACAAAGATTGCCTGATATTCGCTGTCACCTTTGATCGCATCGCACCATGACTTGTGAAAGAAGTTACCAAGCCCATTAGCGGTACTCTCCAGGATTATTTCAGTGCCAGGTGATCCAGAGACTGCTTGTAACGCACCAGTGGCAAGTGAGCTTGTATTCTCCCAGAATGCTACC